GCATCATTACGGATTTAAGCATCACATCAGACAATCAAAGATTGTTTTATGTCATTACGCTTTGCGAAGTCACAAACACAGAAACCGGCGGCACTCCTGATGTAATTTCTTTTGGCGATATTTATTGGGGAGGTAAAAAGTGTGTAATGAGTGGCGCGGCAGTTACAGGTTTGTACGATGAATCTACCGGGACAACAGACACATCAGTTAACGGGAAGTTGAATATCTACACTTACCGCAACGGGTCAAATACGCCAACCAATTCTGCATTAACTGCAATACAAGTAATGCAAACTGTTGGTTTAACTTACTCTTGGGACTCAAATAAATTGATGTCAAATTGTGCTTTTGCAATTGTAGATATTACCTACAGTTCAGACGCAAGTTTGACGGGTTTAAGTCAAACCAAATTCCAAGTAATTAATGCAAGACATGCGCCCGGCGATTGTTTCTTAGATTATTTGCAATCTACTCGATACGGCGCGGCGCTACCTTCTACAAGCATTGATACAACTAGCTTGACGGCACTTAACGCATACAGCAATGCGTTAGTTAGTTTTGTGCCTTATACCGGCGGCACAGCAACGCAAAAACGATTTAGATTTGATGGAACAATAGACCCGCAATCAACAATTATGGCTAACTTGCAACTGATGGCGGCATCATGCGATTGTTTGATTAAATACAATGAGATTACGGGCAAATGGGGCGTTATTGTGCAAACGCCAACATACACAGTAGCAATGGCGTTAAACGATTCAAACATCGTTTCAGGCATGAATATATCGCCAATGGATTTAGCTTCAAGCTACAACATTATTGAAGCAAAATATCCAGACTCTAGCAATCGCGATTCTTTTAATACTGTAACTTTAAATTTGGCAATTGTTGCACCGCAACTGCTTTACACAAATGAACCGGTAAATAAACAATCAGTAAGTTTGCCTTTAGTCAATAATAATGTAAGGGCGCAACTCATAGCCAACAGGCTTTTAGAAGGGGCGCGTGAAGATTTGCTAGTGCAATTTTCAATAAATTATTCAGGCTTGCAGCTAGAGGCGGGAGATATTGTTACTGTTACAAACGCAAATTACGGATGGACAAATAAATTGTTCAGAATAAATAGAGTAACAGAAGTTTTTGGCGATGACGCGTCCATCACGGCTCAATTACAGTTAAACGAATACAACCCCGCGGTATTTGACGACCAAAATATTTCACAATTTGCGCCAGCGCCTAATGCTGGAATTTATTACCCAAACTTTTTTGGAACAATAACACCGCCAACAATACAAAACATTTTGCCGTATGCTACAAATCCATCGTTTGATTTGAGCGTTATTGCATCATCTACAGGCATTACACAATACGCAGAAATTTGGTACAGCGCTTACGCTTCACCAACAGAAACACAAAGATTGTTTTTAACTGTTACAGAAAATTTATCAGGCAGCGCGCCTTATAATCCGTCACAGCAGATGCCTTTGGTAACAATAAGCACATTGCCGCAAGGTGATTGGTACTTTTTTGTGCGAATGGTCAACTCATTGGCAAAAAGTAATTACTCGGCAGCCACGGCAGTATTTCAATGGCGACCACGCACATTTCAATACGCTGACCGGTATCTTGCAATTACCTATGCTGACAGCGCAAATGGTGCGACAGGCTTTTCAACAAACCCGCGAAACAAAAGCTATTACGGGTTGTTGAATGTCCCAACAGCAAATATTTCGTCAAACTACGCTGACTACGCATGGTATCAAGCGCCTGTAAATTTCAGCACAACAAATTATTTGCTGTTTGCTAACAGACAAAGCAGACGATTTAGCTTTAGCGTAGGCAACGCAGGGTTTGCAAACTTGAACGGCGGGTTTGTACCAACAGAAACATCTGTGTACGACACAAGCCTTTGGAGTGGTTTGCCTGACGGCTCAAACTACATTGACCTTGACGCACGAAGCGGTCAATTGGTAACAATAGGCACAACAACTGTCAGTAGTGCAGACGGCTTGTTATCGGTCAACAACAGCACAAGCGGGGCAATGGTTGTATCCCTACAAAAGTTTTTAAACTTTGGCGCTGGTGTATATACAAAAACAGCAAGCGCAGCTAATTTAACAATTGACATTTATGGTCGCGTAGTTGGCTTTACTCAACAAGATGACTTCTTTTTTACGGAAACTGTTTTTACAGCAACGGCGGCGCAAACCTCATTTGCACTAACGCACATTGTTGGACAAGTCTTAGTTTTTCGTAATGGCTGTTTGCTGTCTACATCAGAGTACACAGAAACTTCTACGACTGTAGTAATGACAACGGCTTGCGCGGCTGGCGAAACTATCGTTACCCTAAGCATGAGGGTAGTTGCTGCAAGTGCATTCTATGACCAACAATACATAACAGTAGCAACTGTTGGAAGCAATTTTGTAACTTACAACGATGCGCCACACAGCATTTTGGCGGCTGGTGATATTTTGAGTTTTACAAATGTTGGCACTCCAACGCAATACACAGTTAGCGCAGTAAATACAGCATTAAAGAAAATAACATTTACCACGAATATTACAGCGCCAGCTATCAACTCATTAATTTTTAGATTTAGACCGGTTGGCTCTTATCAGCCGTACTATCGTTGGGAAATTGACCTTGCTGGCGTGTCTTCATATCAACCCTATGATTTTGGAATAACGAATGGCGCAGAAATGCTGGCAATCAACGGCGCTTCATTGAATGAAATTGATTACGATTTAGCGGCAAATGGTACGCTGACAGGTTTTCCCGGCGTGTTAACCGGTAAATTAATTATTATTCAATTTGCAAATAACAATCTAGGCGTCCCTTGTTCTAATTTTACAAACACAGTAACTTATTCTGCGGCGGCGCAAACAAGCTATGTGTTTGAAAGCAACCCGGAGTCATTTGAATTGTATGCAAACGGGGTTTTGTTAGCTAAAGGTTCGGGTAAAGATTTTACAGTGACCAACGCAAACTGGCTTTTAAGCACGGCATTTGATAACAATGTCACATTAATTAACCAACAGACCTTCGCTAGAATTGGCGCGGCATAAGGAAAACCATGACACAGGCTTTTAATTTATCGCAACTGGCAAACAACCTAAATTCCTCTGGGCAACTTGACGCTACAGACGGCCTTGTGAACGCTGTTCCGTTAGCCAACGGGGGTACGGGCGCTTCAAGCGCATCCGCAGCTAGAACCAACCTTGGCGCGGCGGCTGGCACGATGACGAATTGGGCTTTAGTTCAATCTGGCACTACTCTGTATTTTCAGTACAACGGCACATCGGTTGCCAGCTTAGATTCAAGCGGCAACTTCACGGCAATTGCTGACATTACAGGTTACGGGACTGTCTAAAGTCTTGAAATCTTTTTTGTCTTGAGGCACAATAAATTATCTCGTAGCCTTGTGAGTACATAAGGCTGCGGCACTACCCGAGAAAGGGGAAGATATGGCGCTTTTTTCAAAAAACACCTTGACGCAAGTCAGCGGGTTTGACAATCCAATCATTGCTGGTGAGCTTGTCACTAATCAGCGCACTTTTTGGAATCTTACATTTACAAGCAATGCTGTTGCCGTCAACTTAACGGGCGCAACAATTACCGCGCAAATTCTTAGGCGCGAAATCAGCAACCTGAATGACACGCGCAACGGTCTGACTTTTGACATCGCAGATTATTCGCCGCCACCTACGCCAGTTTCGCTAACTATTGCCAACCGGGTAGATTTGTCAGGTCAATTTACGCTTGTGATTGATGAAGCTGCATGGGCAGTTTTGACAACAGACCCCGAGTTAAACATTGCTGCTGTTGACCCGGTAGCGTTTAGCGGACGCATAAAAATTGCTTTTCCCGCATCAGGCTCAACGCCAGCGCAAGACTCAATTATTTTTCTGCTGTTCCTTGTTCGCTCTGACGGCGTGGTGAATTAACATGGACTTGACCATAACCAAAGGTCAGGTCAACGACATTGCGGTTTCAATAAATGAAACAAGCGTCAACATTACGCAAAGCAATTATTTAAATGTTGAAGTTGTTCCGCAAGCTCAACAAACCATCGTTATTGACCGAGGCATAGAAGGGCCACCCGGCCCAGCAGGGCCAAACACAATCGGCGGCTACCCAATCAGTGTTTCAGTACCGTCCAACTATGACGCACTGATGTTTTTAAGTAATCAATGGACTAACATACCGCAAACAGAAATCTCTGACGGCGGCAATTTTTAAAGGAAACTGAATCATGGCAAATACGATACGCATCAAACGCCGCGCCAATGGTGGCGGCGCTGGCGCACCAGCTTCGCTTGCAAACGCAGAGCTTGCATTTAATGAACAAACAAATGTGCTGTACTACGGCACGGGAACAGGCGGCGCAGGGGGTAGTGCAACCAGCATTATTCCGATTGCAGGAGATGGCGCTTTCGTTGATCTAAGCACCAATCAAACAATCGGTGGTGTTAAAACATTTACCAGCACAATTAGCGGCGCAATAAACGGCAACGCAGGTACAGCAACGGCGCTTGCTACGGGTCGCACAATCGCCATCACGGGCGATTTGGCATACACCAGCACTGCGTTTGACGGCACAAGCAATGTAACTGCTGCTGGTACGCTTGCAACAGTCAATTCAAATGTCGGCAGCTTCACAAAAGTTACAGTCAACGCTAAAGGCTTGACAACAGCAGCTTCGCAAGCCAGCTTGTCTGATTTGTCTTCGCCTACTTCTTCGTTCAGCATGGGTTCGCAACTGTTGACCAGTGTGCTTGACCCGGTAAACGCACAAGACGCGGCGACTAAAAACTATGTTGACAATGTGGCGCAAGGTCTTGACACAAAAGCGTCCGTGCTGGCGGCTTCTACGGGCAATGTCACTTTGTCAGGCGCACAAACCATTGACAACATTAGCAGCGGCAATGGTCAACGCATTTTGATTAAAAATCAAACCGCACCGGCAGAAAACGGCATCTATGTTTCCAACTCTACGGGCGCTTGGACGCGCGCAACTGACGCAAATACATGGGACAAATTAGTTTCTGCTTATGTGTTTGTAGAGACAGGAACAACGCAAGCTGATACCGGATGGGTTTGTACTATAGATGCTGGCGGCACACTAGGCACGACAGCGGTGACATGGACGCAATTCAGCAGCGCTGGCGCATATTACGCTGGCACTGGCTTAACATTGGCTGGCAACACTTTTTCAATTGCAAACACGGCTGTTACCGCTGGCACTTTTGGTGGTGCAGCATCTAGTTTGTCTGCAACTGTGAATGCACAAGGTCAATTGACTGCACTGTCAGCACAATCCATTGCGATTGCAAACACGCAAGTGTCAGGTTTGGGAACAATGTCAACGCAAGCGGCAAGCAATGTGGCAATCACAGGCGGCAGCATTATAAACTTGACCAGTTTTGACGGTATCACTATTGACGGCGGCACTTTTTAACTTGATTCCTGTTCTATAACGCAAAAGGGAAAGCCCTATGGCTAATAAAATTATTCTCAAAAAATCATCCGTGGCAACAAAAGTGCCTGTCGCGGGTGATTTAGAGATTGGCGAAATTGCAGTCAATTTAGTTGACCAAAAACTTTACAGCAAAAACGCTAACGGAACTGTTGTTTTAGTTGGTCAAGGTGCGGGAGGTTCTGGTTCAGTTACCTCTGTTGCCGTGTCCGGTGGAACAACTGGCCTCACTACTTCCGGTGGGCCAATTACGGCATCAGGAACAATTACGCTTGGC